CAGCCTGCTGGAACTCATCCAGCAGAAGGAGCCCATCCTCGGGAACCTCCCGGATGTTGGCACGATCAACCTCCGTGCCGTCCACCCACACGCGAATGTTGTCGGGAGTGGGGATGAACGGCGGGCGGGCACGGACGATGACCAGTTTGTTGTTCTGGTCCTTGGCGGGCATGGGGATGCCCGCGAAGTCGGTCTCGCCCCAAGTGGGCATCAGTACCTCCAGCAAGCCGAACGGCTTGCCAGAGGTGCGCGACATCTCCGCCGCCACGGTCTCCGCCACGGCCGACTTGCCCAGCCCGGGCGCGCCGATGAGGTGGACAGAGACGCCGGCCCTGTAGAGGGCCGGAGCCGCGGCAGTGATCTGAGCCAAGTTCATAGGGTTCATCGGTTACTCCACAATCATCTCATTACGGAACCGCCCCAGCCCGGACCGCGTAGCGGCGCCAGACACGGCCCAGCTTGGCCTGGTAGATCGTGGCACCAGCCAGGCTGGCGCCGGTCAGGTCGGCGCCAAGCAGGTTGGCGCCACGCAGGCCCGCCGCCGTCATGTTGGCGCCGGTCAGGTCGGCGCCCTGGAAGGCCGTGTCGTAGAGCACGGCCCCCACCAGATTGGCGCCGCGAAAGTTGGCGCCACGGGCGTCGGCCGCATGAATCCGAGCGCCAACCAAGTTGGCGCCGGTCAGGTCGGCGCCGCGAAGATCGGCGCCGTATAGGCTGGCGCCGACCAACGAGGCGCCACTCAGATCGGCGTGGCTCAGGTTGACGTAGCGGAAATTTCCGCCACTCAAATTGGCGCCGACCAACGAGGCGCCACTCAGATCGGCGTGGCTCACGTCCACGCCGGCCGCCAGCGCGGCCAGCACCGCCCGGCCCAGCAGGACGCCGTAATCGGCCCCCGGCTGGGCATCAACCTGGGCAGTGTAAAACACATCGCCCGCCCTCGCTTTCAGAGCGATCTCCTTCATCATACTTCTCCCGTAGTTGGTCGTGGGGGGCAGGTTCCCCCGCCCCCTGCCAAGGCTTCTAACCAACCGCCCCGGCCCGGACCGCGAGCGGCTGCCTCTGTCAGCCGACCACCGTGACCTTGTACGTCACGGGGCGGCCGGCGCGTGCCGCGACCTCGTCGGCGTCGAGGTCGCGGCCCCTGTCCTCCGGACGGAGGGCCAGCGGCACCTCCGTCACGCTGGCGGCCAGCGCCGCCAGGTGGAGGGGCAGCACGCCGATCACGTGCTGCCCGCGCACGTCCTCGGGCGAGGCGTGCGCGATAACGCGGGCGTCGGGGGGGATCAGCCCCTCCCGACGCAGATATGCCACGAGCCCCTCGTGGCGGGTGACAACCACGGTCATACGGTTTCCTCCTCTCATTAGCGGTTTCGGATCGCCACCGCCCAGCGCCATCCGGCGCTGGTGCGGTAGGCCACTTCGCGCGGCCTGTCGCTGTACGACAACAGGCCGTCCGACATGTCTCGCCAGATCGCCTCGGTCGCGGCGTCACAAGATTTGTGACCCCACGACCACACACGCTCTCCCGGGCGAATCAGGTCGGCCTTGTCGGTCTCGCCGTAGGCATTGAAGGCCACGAGACCTTCGTGCCACGGCTGTTGGTCGAGTTGCTTGAAAAACTCGTTCACTTTTTTCCTCCTTTTACATGCACGTTTTACACGCGCCCCCGCACGCCCGTGCTACGCTGCGCGTGCCCCGCGCCCTACACACCGTTACCCCCGTGCTACGCCACATGCGTGTGCGTAGCGCGGCAGGTATGAGAATAGCGCAAGCCGGCTCAAGTGTCTAGCTCGAATTTTAGTTTATACAATTTATTTTTGGAGCTTTACATGGGCATGCGAGAGAAAAAATTAAGGGGTTGATATTGTTGGGGTTTTTTGGTTGGGTGTTAAGGGTTTTGCGCAAATGTTGGCTTAAAAGGCACCCCTTTTTTAGGGGGTAGGGAAAATTTTCTATAAACACTTTGCGGAACATTTAACGAACATCGGACCCCCATAAAGGGGTGTGTTTAAAGAAAATCGTTGAAAAATCCTTGACACTCCTAACCGCCAGGTGGGGGGTCCTTTATTTATTTTATTAATAAAGATAGATAGATAGCCCTTGGCGACCCTGGCGTCGCTGCACCTGCATTGCCAAGAAGAAAAAATAAATTATTCACGGTTTTTTCCTGTTTTCATGCAGTTTTTGTAACGGATTCGGAACGAGCACTACACAAAATGATTTTTTTCCTTAACAAACACGAAATAATATTTCACAAAAAAGCAATAATATTTCAAGATTTCTGCGGTGCGGCGCTGAAGAAAAATCAGGATTAAATAATGGTCGAATTTTTTGTTTAACAAATGTTATTTTTTTCCTTAACAAGTTCGCGCTTTGTTCTATTTTCTTGTTAAGGATTCGGAAAGGCATTGTTTAACAAACCGGGATTTTTCTGCGGTGCAGCATGTTAAGAAACCATATTTTTTCTTTATATTTTCACTTTTTGTTCCTTTACAGGGAACTGACAATTTATTTTTTTCTCTTGACAACATCACATTCAACAAAAAATAAACGGAATATGTTCTGCGTTGCAGCGTTGCGCTGCGTGCATAGCTACGGGCGTATGCCGCGCCGCGGCATCGTTATGCCGCATTGCGGCATCGTTATGCCGCAGTGCGGCACAGTGATGCCGCGCTGCAGCATACACCCGTGTTGTGGTATGCGGTTACCCCGCGCTGTCACAAGTAGGGTGGTTACAATTGTGTATTTGGGTGGGTTAGGCTTCGCGCAGGCTTAAAAAGCGAGCGCGCTGTCACAAGTAGGGTGATTACAATTGTGTATTTGGGTGGGTTAGGCTTCGCGCAGGCTTAAAAAGCGAGCGCGCTGTCACAAGTAGGGTGGTTACAATTGTGTATTTGGGTGGGTTAGGCTTCGCGCAGGCTTAAAAAGCGAGCGCGCTGTCACAAGTAGGGTGGGTTAGGCTTCGCGCAGGCTTAAAAAGCGAGTGCGCTATCACAACTCTGAAAGGCGAAAGCACGCGGCAAAGAGCGAGCAACAACCCTGGCGGCTGAGGGCTTAAAACCTTAAAAGATGGTGCGCTATCACGCTACGCGCTGTCACGCGAAGCGTGACCGCCGCCCCGTAGGGCGGCGGCCGTTGATGACGCGGTCACATGACCGCGTCATCGTCGAAATCCGCGGCGCCGATGTTGACGGCGCCATCGAATTTGGCGCCGGTCAAATCGGCGCCGCGGAAGTCGGCGCCGAACACGTCGGCGCCGCGGAGATCCGCGCCGCGGAGATCCGCGGCGCGGAAGTTGGCGCATTTGAGAATAGCGCCACGCAGATCCGCGGCGCGGAGATCCGCGGCGCGGAAGTCGACCCACGAAAGGTTGCACCCCCGCAGGTCGGCGGCACGCAAGCCGTCCTTCAGTGCCTGAAGGACGGCCTTGGTGTAAACGGCGCGGATGTCCGCGCCGTCATTGTCGTCGACGTCGACGCTGGCCACGTGCTTCACGTGGCCGTTGACGTCCCTGATGTCGATGTCGATGAGCACGTTTCCCTCCTCAGAGAAAGCCGCCGCCCCGTAGGGCGGCGGTCTGGTTGTGAGTTACCGGCGGGCCGCCGCGTAGGCGGCCCGGATTGCGGCCGGTTCATCGGCGAGCTCCATGAGCTCGCCGATAAGCTTGTTGTGGGGGAGGCCGACGCTATCGAGAGCGCCGGCAAGTCGTCTCCACTTGGCGACACGGCCAACGACGACGAGCGTATCGCCATCGGCCTCGCTGTTGGCAAGCACCTTGCTCTCGCTGACCCCCGCCTTTTGAGCGAGGTCACTGACTTCGTTCCAGCAGGGAGTAGCCTTCACGGCCGCCGCGAAGGCGGCCGCAAAGGCCGCGCGCAAGGCGCGCTCGGCCTCACTGAGCACCTCGCCCCGAGCGGGGCGAGGCAGCAGCTTGCTGATGTCGGCCTTAAGCTCGGCCAACCTGTTAGCGAACTCGGGAACGTTGTCCACGTTCCCGAGCCGGTTGCTAACGACCTCGGACACGGCCGCGGCCAGAGCCGCGGCCGAGCGGCTCTCGCGGAAATCCGCGATAGCCGCAGATAGCATGTTGCTCATCTCCTCTTGTCTCCTTCTGCGCGGCACGCCCCTTGCGTGCCTGCCCGCACCCATTGTGCCGGTATGCTCACGCTACGAGTTGGCGCGCTATGGAGTGGCGCGCGTGAGTGTAGACGTTAATTTGGTCATTATTTTTTGGCATTATTTTTGACGTGGATATGGAAATGGACCCCCATCCCCGATTGGACTTGGGGGGTGGGGGTCCTTGGCCCCTCGGGACCGCCTTAAACACCAAACCCCCAAACCACCCAACCCTACACACAGCACGCCTAACCCCCCAAACCACCCAACCCTACACACAGCACGCCTAACCCCCCCCTAACCCCAAACCCCCCTAACCCCCCCTAACCCCAAACCCCCCTAACCCCCCAAACCACCCACCCCTAACCCCCCTAACCTCCCTCTTCCCACACGCCCCTTCCTGGCGTATTCTGCGCGTATGAGCGTGGCCTTCAGGCATATCAGGGGGTCGTCCCTCTCTTTAACCTTGACGGCCGTGGCCGATGAGGGACTCCCCCCGCTTCTCGAACCCGGGGACACGATCACTGCCTGGATAACCGACCAGAACGGCTCCTGGCGTGGCACGATGCATGTGGAGCCGAGGTTCGGGCCGCAGGAGCTGGTGCTGTGGGTGCATCCGTCGGAGCAGGCTGACTGGCCTTCCGGGCGGTTGCTGGTCCAGGTGGAGTTCTCCAAACCCGAGCGACCGGGACGCGCCCCCATGGTCCTCGTGTCGGGGCCGCCCATTGTGCTCGATGTTCTTCCAGGACGGAGGGGCATGTGACCACGAGACCCCCTGCCGATGGCGATTATGGTTACCGGCTGGTGTCGCCTGAGACCGGCTACTCGGTGCGCGTGATCTACGGTCAGGGCAAGCCTGGCGAGCGCGGCCCCAAAGGTGATCGTGGTCCGCCCGGCGAGCGTGGCGCTCCGGGCGCCAGGGGTAACGACGGGCGCGACGGGGAGACTCCCATTCTCAGGCGCACTGCGACCGAGCTGCAGTGGAAGTTCCAGTCGGAGCCGGAGACGGCCTGGCGACGGCTGGTGCTGCTGGAGACGTTGCGCGGCCCCAGGGGGCTCGACGCCCCGCCCCCCAGGGACGGCGTCGACGGCCAGGATGGCGCGCCCGGTGTGGGGCTGGTGTTCAAGGGCACGGCGGCGTCGGTGGCGGCCATTCCGACTTCCCCCGCGCCCGTCCCGGGCGATACGTGGATCGTCGGCGGGCAGGCCTACGTGCGGACAGCGGCGGGGACGTTCGAGCTGATTGATCTCGGCGCGACCATCGAGCCGCCCGTGGACTACACCCCCCACCTGGCGCTTAAGCACGACCTGCAAAGCGCGAGTTTCCCGGACGCCCGCCCCGGCGACCGGCAGCAGATGTTCGCACGCTACCCCTACGGGGTGCCGGAGACGGCGCTGCCGCCGGACCCGGACAAGGTGAGTCGGGTCAGCACGCCGCGCGGCAACGCCCAGCGGATGGTGGGGCAGACGCAGGTGGCGTCCCGGGAGAGGGTGAAGTGGACTCCGGGGCACATCTACGAGATCAGACTGGCAGCCAGGCGGGCGGTGCCTCCGTCGGACCCGCTCAACGACGGGGTTACGGTCCACGTGGAGTGGCTGGACCAGGCGTTCGCGTCCCTGGGGGACACCCAGGTGGCGGTGGTCGTGCTGACGGCGGAGAGCCCCGAGACCGACCAGCGGTGGTTCGTGAGCGACCAGGCGACCTGGGGGGACCCGCCCGCTATCCTGAAGACGGGGCTGGACCCCACGGGCGAGAACACGGTGAGCGTCCAGCCTCCGCCCGGTGCGGTCTACATGACGGTGTGGTTCAGGACCTACGGGGGTGACCAGGAGACTGATCTCCACCACCTTGAGCTCCGCGATACGTCGAAGGCGGTGGACCTCAGGCGCGTGGTGCTGCCGGCGGACTGGCAGCTGCCGCACCAGCTGGTCGAGCAGGTGCCGGTGCGGCATGTCATCCACGTCTCGCCCGATGGGGCCGACTACAAGGATGGCAGGAGCTATTTGAACGCGGTCCGGACGCTGGAGCGCGCGGCGGAGCTGATGGACCAGCGGGTGGGGCCGGAGGGGCCTCAGCACGCGGTGCTGTATCCGGGGACTTACTACACGCCCGGGGAGTTGCCGACTCCCGACGAGTGCACCTGGAAAAGCTCCCATGGCACCCGGACGGTGCTTGTCAGGCCGTCACCGGGGTTCGAGGAGACCAACGTGTTCCTGCTGGGGTCGGGATGCCACGTTACTCAGATCACCTTCCAGGGCAGGCGGGTGGACGACCTCGACAACCCGAGCAAGGGGTTCGCCGTGGCATTCCGGCCGGGGGCGCGGATCGTGAGGGTGCCTTACATTCAGGACTGCTCGGTCTACCGGGTGTCTCCGCCGAGCCTGATTCCGCCGCCCATGGATCGCGGCTCCAACCCGTACTACGGGAACGGGCCGGGGGTGGTGATTGCCGATGGCGCGGTGGTGTCGGACTACTCGGTGTTCCCCAACATCATGGCGTGGGGGGCGACGCCGATATGTCCCAACGGGGTTGGCTACGTTGCCAAGAATGCGGCGTTCGTGAACGGGATCAACGCTGTGGCGATGTGGTGCAACAAGCATTACTACGCCTTGTCGGGCGGGCAGATGATCCTCAACGGGTGTTCCTCGCAGTTCGGACTGTGGGCACTGGCGGCTGATGGGTATGCATTTTCGGTCAGTCCTCCCAAGGCCACGGCACTCAAGGTGACGGACCCGACTTCGGCGGCGGCCATCGAGAGTGCAACGCCGGGGATCGTCGATGGGGTGTGGAACGACCTCGTGTCGGCGGGATACGCCGGGACATGGACGCTCGACCAGCAGACTTATACGCGCACCGATACGGAGCTGCTGCTCAAGGCCATTTCCTACGACGTGAAGTCGGGGCAGGACGTGTCGGTCCGCAACTTCGCGCGGGGGCTGTTTCGGTATAACGGGCAGCCGGTGTTCGGGCCGGAGTACAAGGAGGCATTTCTGTATTCGTTCGGGAGGGTGAGGGACAGGATCAACGTCCTGGGGCTGCCGATGGGGACGCAGGCTTACATCGACAATTTGATTGCCAACCTGTCGGCGACCGTCGACACGCCGATGCTCAGGCGGGAGCCGAGCCGGATCACGGCTATTGCTCATCAGTTCAACGCGACGCTGAGCGGGGTGGACCTCGCGGCGTTGCCGACGGCCTTCAAGCGGGACGGGAAGGTCTACGCCATCGCGGATGCGGTGCTGGAGCGCAACTACGGGATCGTGGCGCTTCAGGGCGCTGATGACCGTGGGTCGGCGGTGTTCCCGGGAGGGCTTTACGTCGACGGCGGGACGGGGGAGCTGGGCGGGGCGCCATACGTGCGGTCGGTCGGGCGCCTGGCGGCGCGGGCGGCCTTGGCGTTCGGGGAGTTTTGAGGGGAGGCGCGAGCTATGCCGACGATCAAGGTTACGGAGCCCAGCCCCGGCAAAGTTACACCGGTGTTCGCGCAGGTGACGACGAGCTGGACGACGCTGGTCGAGGCGCCGCTGTTTTCCAAAGTTGACCCGTCAAACCGGTTTCTGAACAGGGACCCGGGCGACCCGGACAGGGCGCTGCTCCCGGGGCTGGTGTTCTTCGACACGCCGATACGGGTCTTCAATCACACGGGGGCTCCCGGGTCTTCTGATGGCAACTCGGCCTGGCTGAAAGTGCGCGTGCTGGACCACACCGGGGCGGCGTTCGAGCTGGCGACTGTGTTTGTGCCGCCGCAGGAGACGGCGTTCGCGTCGTTGCAGGCGTTGTCGCTTATCAGGATGCCCACCTGGAGCAATGGGCAGAGGCTCCAGGTGAGCGCCACCCACAACAACCGCTTGACCCTTGCCTGGAGCTACACGCTCTCGGTGCTTGCTGATCACTTTATATCGGATACCGACCTATGACGACACGTCCTCCTTCCTGGCCGGACCCGGCCGCCGCTGTTCTCGCCTCGGTCGGGAAGGCAGACGTGACAGGTATCCCCGGGGAGTCGGTGGAGCTCTCTTTGTCGTTCGTGGACGACGGTGGGGACCCGGTGCCGCTGGCGGCGCTTGGAGACATGAAACTGCGCCTGGCCTGGCCGCAGTCGGGAGGCAACCCGCTGGCGCCTGCGGAGACTCAGGACTGGGTGACTGTCAGCGCAGAAGACCTGTCCGCGGGCCGGGTGCGGGTCAAGCTGGACTGGGCCGGTCCCGTGCCGCGCGTGAGAGAGGCGGCGCTGATCGCCAGTGTCTCCGCTTCGACGGGCGTGTACGTGTCGCCGTTGATCGTGGTGAGGTGGGAGTAGATCCGTGAGCAGCATCAATGTCGTCGTCAGGCAGGTCAGAGGGCCGACGGGACCGACGGACATCACGTCCCTGGCTCTGGCCGACGGGTCGGCGTTCGCGCCGTCGCTGACCTGGGAGGGAGAGCCTACCTCGGGGCTGTATCGGGTCGGTCCGGCGGAGATGCGGCTGTCGGTGTTGGGGCTGGATACCCTCGGGCTCGCGGCGGACCGCGTGCGGGCGCACAAGCGGCTGACGCTGCCAGGAGGCAGTGAGGACGAACCGGCTCTGGCGCCTCAGGATGACGACAACACGGGGGTGTGGTTCCCCGACGTGGGTGTGATGCATCTCAGAGCGGGCGACCGCGACGTGCTTCGGTTGAGTTCCATGGAGGTCGTCGCCGACCGGCCGGTGCGGGGGGTGAGCGGCACGCCCGCGACCCCCGCCCTGGCGTCCGCCGACGATATCGACACGGGGGTGTTCTGGGAGGGCCCAAACCGGCTTGGGTTGTCGGCGGGGGGGACGGCCGGGGTCGTCGTCCACCAGAGTTACACGAGGGTAAACACGCAGGTCCGGGCTGTTAACGGGTCGGTGGGAGCGCCTGCATACTCATTCGCCTCGGACCCGGACACGGGGTTCTTCAGGCCGACTACAGACACCGTGGCAATTGTCGGGGGAGGGGTGGAGCGGCTGCGCGTGTCCGCGCAGGGGATTGCGTTCAACTCGGGGACGGCGGTGGCGCCGTCGATCTACGTGTTGAGCGACACTGATACGGGGATCTACAGCCCGGACGCCGACCAGGTTGCGCTGGCGACCGGCGGCGTGGAACGGGTACGGGTCACCAACGCCGGGATGCAGGTCACCGGCACGATTACCGGCACGGCCGTGACGCAGTCGCCGACCGACGCGACGGCGGGGCGGCTGCTGAAGGTCGGCGACTTCGGGCTGGGGCTTGTCAGCAACGCGCCGCCGACCGTCGCCGACCTCGACGACGCGACGCTGCCAGTCGGCTTCTATCGCGTCACCCCGGCCGGAACGACCGCCGGAACGTGGCCGCCGTCCATGTCGGCGACCGGCGGCTATCTGACCGTGCGCCGCTACAACGTGGACAACGTCGAGCAGACGCTCGCCCGGCAGGGCGTGACGACACACGGCATCTGGCGGCGGCTCTACACTAGTGGCACGTGGCAGGCGTGGCAATTGGTCGGGCTGCAGGTGCTTGGCACCGTGAGCCAAACGGCCGGCACGCCGACCGGCGCGCTCTGGCAGGGCAACGCCCACGAAGCGAGCCCCGCGAACGGCTATTTCGAGCGGTCGGCGAACGGCTTTCAGACCTGCCAGCATACGATCACGTCGAGCGCGAGCTCCGATACCACCTGGACCTTCCCGGCGGCGTTCCTGTCGGGCTCGACGCCGCAGATCAGCATCACCCCCGTCGGCGACAGCGACCTGCGCCCGCGCGTGGTGTCGCGCTCGGCGACTTCGGTCGTGTTCTCGATCCGGGACGGCTCGGGCGCGCGCGTCGCCGTGCCGGTCGACCTGATCGCGCGCGGACGGTGGAGTGCGATGGCATGATGATCCTGACGCTGATCCCGCAACTTGCGGCCGACGGCGATCCGCCGCTGACCCTCGAACGCCAGGGCGAGACGCTGATCGTGGACGGCGTGGAGCTGGACTTCTCCAGCATCGCGCCCGGCGGGCGGCTGCCGCACGCCGCGATTCCGGCTCCCCGCATTGCGGGCGACGTGACCCGCGACGCGGACGGGACGCTCCGGGTGCCGGTGATCCTGCCCTACACGGACGCGCCGCTTGCTGGCGGGGAAGTCCCCGTGACCGAGGATGGCCCAGTGGTGCTGCCGCATTCTGACGACTTGGCTGAGTTGGCTGCTGAGGGGGAATGATGGGCAAGCGGGGGATGAGATGTACAACATCGACTGGCCTCTCATCGACCGGCTGATTCAGTGGCTGATTTTGCCAGCCATTGCCTGGCTGTGGGCACTGCAAACGCGCGCTACAGACACGGAGCGCTCGATTTTGCGCGTCGAGGGTGAAATTGCGCGGCTGTTGACGGTGCTCGAAGAGCGTGAGCGGCGTCGGGTTGAGGATCGCGAGGAGTTCGCGGAGGCCGTGAAGGAGCTCAAAGCGGCCATTACGGGGCTCAGCGCCAAGCTGGACCAGTTGCGCTTTATGGCGACGCGGGGGTCAAAGTCGGTCACCAGCGACTGACTGGGGGATGGCAGATGCCGAGTGCGTCGCTTGTTGGGTCGGCATCGTGGCGCGCGTACCTGGCTGGACACGTCCAGCGCTGGCACACCAATCCGGCCTTGGCTTGGACCGGCCAGACGGTCGGACATCATCAGTGGGGCGTGGCGTGTCTGATCCTGATGCTGTTTCCGGGTGAGGCGACGTCGTTTTTGCTCCGGGAAGCGCTCACGCACGATTGCGGAGAGGGCGGCACGTGCGACCTGGCGCGCCCGGTGCGGAGCCGCTATCCGCACCTCGCTCACGCCGCGGACGAGGCCGGCGAGGCCGAACGGCTTGATCTCGGGTTTCCGGCCGCGCCGCTGACGCACCGAGAACGGGGAATTTTGGGCCTCTGCGACAGGCTGGAGGCGATTCTGTTCGTTGCCGCGCGCACGCCGCATCTGTTGGACCGTGACGATTGGCGGCAGGCGCGCGACGAGGTGCTGGCGCGCGCCCGCGCGTTGGGCGTCGGCGTGGCGGTGGACGCGCTGTTGGTGGCGGCTGGTTTATGAGCGATGCCTGTCCTGACACCAGAGGAGCGGTATCGGCGCATCAAAATGATGGTTGACGCCGCGGCCGTTGGGGTTTCGTTGCGGGATTGCGCGCGCCGGCTTGGGATTGACGGGGCGAGCCTGCGGCGGTGGGCCGTGACGTTGCGCGCGCAATACGGCAGTCTGGACGCGGCGCTTGCCGACGCGGAGCGGCGGTTAGCGGTAATCGCGACGCCGGGCGTTGCGCCGTCGCCACCACAATCCGCGCCTGTTCTGACCCCGTCTGAACGTCATAGTCTGGCGTTCTGGCGCGCGCGGGCAGAGAGCGCGGAGCGGGAACGCGACCGCGCCGTGCATCTGGCAGAGCAGTTGGCGGGGCTGCGGAACGCGCCGCTCGATCCGCCGCCGTGGAGCCACGCGCCACCGTCCGAGCCGAGCCGGTCTATTGTGATCGCGCATACGTCCGATCTGCACATGGGCGAGGTAATCGCGCCGCGCGAGGTGGAGGGAATCAATCGCTACGATCCGGACGTGGCGCGGGAACGACTGCGCCGGTATTTCGACGCGGTCGTTCATCTCGGCCCGAAATGGGTTGGAACGGACGCTTGCGACGGCGTGCTGTTGACCCTGGCGGGTGACCTGATTGCCGGGGATATCCACGAGGATTTGGCTCGCACCAACGCATTGACCTCGACGGAGGCCGTGACCGCGGCGGCGGCGTGTTACGTTAGCGGTATCCGGCAGTTGCTGGAACATTTCTCGGCCGTGCACGTGGTTGCTGTGCCTGGTAATCACGGCCGAACAACGGCTCGTCCGCCCGTGAAACTGGTGGCGCGGCTGTCCTACGATATGCTTTGCGCGCAAATGGTTCGCGATGCGCTGCGGGATGAGAATCGCGTGACGTGGACGCTCAGCGCGGCGATCGATGCGCGCGTGCCGGTTTACGGCCGGACAATCGTGGTGACACACGGGGATCGGTACGCGAAAGGAGGGCAGGGGCTGACGGGCCCCGGCCTGCCGGCGATCCGCGGCGCGGCGCGAGTGCGGCAACAGGCGGCTGCGGCCGGGCTCGGCTGTGATCTGCTTCTCATCGGGCATTTTCACACGTCGATGATGCCGGGGGGCGTGTTGGTTAACGGCTCGATCGTTGGCTATTCGGAGTATGCGCACGGCCTGCGGGTTGCGGTGGAGCCGCCGCAGCAGTGGCTTGCGCGGTTTTCGGCGCGGTGGGGGTTGTGTGAGATGCGGCAGATTCGCCTCGACGATCCGCCGGAGGGGGTCAGGTGGCGACAGAAATCGACATGACGGCGCAGCGCTTGTTAATAGTTGACAGGGACTACGCTTCGTGCTTCGATGTCTTCACTCCTCCTTTCTCCCTGCGACTTGTCCGGCGGCTTTGGCCGCCGGACTTTTTCATTGTTTTGTTGTCTGTCGGTTCGTATACTGGGGTCCTTACATGGGGGGAGGTCGGCGTGGTTAAGATTCGCAAGGTTCGGGGAGCTTTGCACGCCGGGACGCTGGATCTGCACCACATTATCGAGCACGAGGTTCGCCTAGGGCGGGTTATCGCCCATGGAGTTCCAACCCCGTTGGAGTTTATGGTGTGGTTGCATGTAATGGGTGAGCTGTCCGGGCTGGTGGAGCATTTTGTGCCGCCTGACTGTGCTAAGTCGAAGCGGTATATAGCCGCTGCCAGGTCCATAAAACTGCCGTCTGGTGTGTGCTACACGAGGCCGAAAGCGCTCGATCTGCTTGCTGCGTGGGTTATGGACCGCAGTCAGGCCGAAGAGGAGCACGAGCGGCGGCTGACTGGTGTCGCCTACGTCAGTGTAGGTTCAAGCTTCGGGTCCAAGGTGATTGCCGCTAACATCGCGGCTAGTGGGTTGGACTTGCCGGTGGAGCAGTTCTATTCCACCGATAAAGCGACGGAGCTTGCCTACCTGGCTCAGCTTCGTCACCGTGGCGACTGCGTCTCGCAGGCCAGGCATACGTTCGCCGCGCTGATCGAGGCGTTTGAGGAAGCTGACGACTGGATCAAAAGGGTGGAAGCATGTCCGAAAGTCGGGTGAAGCTGCTTCAGCAGATGTTGCGTGATGCCGGGTTCTCGCCGGGACCCATTGACGGCGTTTTTGGCCCTGCGACTGAGAAGGCGCTCCGGGAACTCGTGACGACCTATAACAGGCTCAGGAACAACGTCGGCCGTCCTCTTGCCAGTGACTCGGACCCGCTGCCGTGGATGGCACTGGCGAAGCGGTTGCTGTGGTTGCACGAGGTGCGGGATAACGCCAAGGTGCGGCAGTTTCTTGAGTCGGACGGCTCCACGGTGGGAGACCCGGCCAAGGTTCCGTGGTGTGGGGATTTCGTCGAAACTGTCATCAAGAAGAGCATTCCCACGGAGCCGTTCCCCAAGCCGCTTGCCGACAACCCGTACTGGGCACGTAACTGGGTTCACTTCGGCGTGCCGTGTCCCCCCTGCTACGGTTGCATTATCGTGTTCTCGCGCGGCTCCGGCGGGCATGTCGGGTTCCTGGCCGGAGACAACGGGGACTACTGGGCTGTGCTTGGAGGCAACCAGAACGACTCCGTCTGCTATGCCAACATTGCCAAGGCTCGCACCCTGGCAACCCGCTGGCCGTCGGTCAGGCCGATCATGAACCTGCCGTTTGACTCCATCAAGGTTGCCGGAGTGACGAAAAATGAGGCCTGAGAGCAATGTGGTTAGGCTTCTGCCCAGGTATGTCTGCGACGCGCTGGAGCACGTTGATGCTGTTCGTGCCAGACTTCTTGACGGCAAGGTCGACGGGCTGCTCGTTGTCGAGTATGCTGAGAATCAAGAGGGACAGTTGCGCATCGGCACTTTCTGTGAAAGCAACCTGAAGCTGCTTGGAGCGCTGACCCTGGCACAGAAGACTCTACTGGATATGGAGTGAATCCATGCACAACGTCTATGTGAGGCTCCTGGTCTACGTCATGTCCACTACGCTGACCTGGCTGGCCGCGTTTCTGGCCGGGTGGGGGGTTACCGTGACGGAAGATGTGATCACCATCGACATTAAAACGTTCGTCGCCGGAATCGTGGCTGCTATCGGTCTTTCGGGTGGCGTGTTCAAACAGTGGGGGGTTAAGTGACCAACTACATCAGCCGGAAACTGCTGAAGCTTCCCAGGCTGTTCCGGCGCACGCGAGAAGAGCTGCTCGAGACCCATCCGGACATCGTAGAGGATAGTTTTCTGCTTGATCAGCGTGGGCATCCGCTCTCGCACAATGGCGAGGAGTATCGGCCCTTCACCCTGAACATGCCGAGCCCCATGACGCTTACGGTGGGGGCCGACGGCAACTTTCCGACTCTGGCAAGTGCGCTTGAGTATGCGTCCAGGTTCCGCCCTGTCCCCTGGCCTGCTCAGGTAATGTCTCGCATTCACATCCTGGCCGGGCACGTCATTTCCTACCCCATCTACTTGCACAACCTCGATCTTAGCGCTTGGTACATAACCTCCCAAGCTCCTAGTGTCGAAGTGACTGTCGATGGTTTCGGAGAGGTTTTTGACGAAGTTGCCGGCAGGGATGAAGCCACGTCGTACCGGGTGTTCTGGCACCAGATTGGAGGCGTGTCCCCTGCGTTGATGACCAAGCTCGTATGCACAATGTCTTCCTGGACGGGCACCTGGAACCATCTTGGTCCTGGCGGGCATCGGTACATTGGAGCGTTTGTGTCGCAAGGAGTATTCCGGTCTCTATCTCAGAACGTTCCATCTCTTGCGGATGCCGTGCCTGTCGGTTTTGAGGGGTTTTCTGTTGGCATAGAGGCCCGACACCATAGTCGCGTGATGGTTCGTCACATGCGGTTGGATAACAACAGGGCGCGCGGCTTGATTTTAGACTCGGGGTCGACCGCCTTCCTCAGCCATGTGTCGATTACTAATGTTGGCAGGCATCCGCTGACGTTGTTGGGTCGTGCTTATGCCGAGCTCAGCGTAGCCGTGGATTGTCGCCAGAACGGCATTTCGGAGTCGAGCGACGATGTCAACCTTTCCGGGGGGATTCTGTTTATTCGCAACGAGCCTGACATCTTCTGCGGTTACGGCGGGACACACGGCCCGCGGTTCGTTTCCGGGGGAGGGGTGTATGACAGGCGCCGGACCGACCCGCCCGTGGTGAGCGGAGCGATCCGTCCTGCTCAGACCACCCTGGCCGAGCTGCCTTCGATGCCTGCGCTTCCGGGGACTGTTGTTTATGTGACTGACGGGGATGCTGGTTCGCCTTGCCTGGCTGTGTATTCCGGCGGAGCCTGGCGTAAGTTGGCTTTGGGCTCGGCGCTTTGATCAGGTCCAGGCTTTTGGGCTGATCCGCTTGGCTGTCATAGTGCGGCGTCGCTCTTCGATCCGCAGCCGTGTGGCTATGAAGTTGTTTTGGTGTCCCAGAACTGCGTACTGGAGGGCGTCGTGAACGTGGGTGAACCTGGCAGAGGCTCCGGCTTTGTCTGGGACGTTCAGCAGGTCTCCGGTCTTGGTGCGCCGGTACTTGTAGCCGCGCTCGAATCCCTCGATCAGCAGGGGGCACCCCTCGAGGGATACCAGCAGTCCCGGTCCGGCGCTGCTCCTTTGTAGCAACCTGCGCTCAACCGCTTGGATGCGGCGCATCGGGTCGTTGGTCGGGGCGGGCATGGCCGATAGCCCCCACTGCTTCAGCACGGAGAACGCCGAGGAGTCGTCCAGTTGCGACCGGTGGGCGCCTGCTGGATCGCCAATGACGAACAGCTTGTATAGCGTGTAGTGTTCCTTGAGATAGGGAATTAGGATGTACTCCAGGAAGGCGTGGAGTCCCATGTCCTCGGAAGACAACTCCTTCAGCACCAAGACCCTGCCGCGAAGGTCTTCCTGGGTGATCACCGCCGCGGGAGTGCGTCCGAAGTCCATCCCGATCACGACAGGCAGTTGCGGGTTGGCCTTCAGCCCCCTGGCGATATGCACCTCGCCCTTCCATACGGCCTTGTAGACGGCCTGACCGCCGGGGTCGGAGCCCCACTTGCCGTGAACGTGGACGTCGATCCACTCCTGAGACCGGCCCTCCAGCAGTCTGGTGTAGTAGTCGGGGTCCAGGTTTTCCAGGTTCTCGGCGTCGGGGTCGAGCCCGCCGGGTTGTTTGAAAAGCTCCCACCCGGGGGGCGGGTTCAGGACCAGGTTGGTGTGATACTCCGACACCACGGACCACGGGTTGGACACCAGGATCATGCCCCGCCACGTGCGAGGCGCTCGCACTTTAGGCGGGAAGCGCCCGATGCGGCCGTCGAGCGGCGCGATGATGTCATAGGGAACTTCCCTGCACTCGTCCACGAGCGCGCCGGTAAGGTTGAGCGACAGGAGTTTCTTCTGGTCTTCGGGCCGGTCCAGGGCGGTCAGCAGCCAGTCTGACTCCACAAAAGTCCCGTCGGCCAGCTTGAACCGGAACTCCATGGTCGAGGTAGAGACTTTGTAGTTGAAGAACTCTCCGAAATAGCTTGTGGCGTCTTTGAGCAGTGTCTCCCTGAGTTGCGCCGCGGTGTTACGTACGAGGGCAAAGCGGGTAGGGCGGATACCGTTCTCATCTGGCGCTTGCTGGACCATGCGTCGGAAAAGTTCCATGAGGCCGCCCATCGACTTGCCTGAGCCCAGCGGGCCCACAAGGGCGCGGATGCGCGCCTCGCTCAGCATGAACGCGCCGATGGTCTTTGACGCCTTGTAGACAAAGGTTCCGGTCATTCCAGCAGTAACCAGACCGGAAGGTTAACGTACCCCGGCGAAGGCTTCTCGGCCCTTATGACAAAGATGGCTGGAACCGGGTCGCCAACGCATAGCTCGTCGACTTGTGTCAGGTTATAGTTTACCGCCGTAACCAGGGCGCACCCGTCCGGCGCTGTTTTGTCCTCATGTGCTGGTAAGACCAGACGCAGGTTGGTGCTTCCCTCGCCGCCATCAGGAAACAGGGCACGGATAACGTCAAGGTCTCTGCGATTAAGCGTCCTTGGCTTTATCAGGTGCGGAAACAGTGTAGGAGTCTGGGGCGGCGTCAATGACCTTCTCCTGAGACAAAGCTTTGGCGTTGCTGACGACGATGCTGTCTTGCCCGACCACGATAGTGATGCTGGGCAGGGTTGGTCCTGTCGTCGTTGTCGTTTCCGCTTCTTGCTGTCGTACGGCCATACCGGCTAGCTCCTTCAGTTCCTTGGCGGCCGCAACCCTGGCAACAGGGTTCATCTGAGGCGACACCAGCATGCTGTGTAGCTGGATAATGCCTTCCTCAAGGGCAAGCTGTGCCTTGGCGCGGATGCGCTGCTGCGTGCTTTTCAGTGAAGCCCACTCGGCTCGTAGCGTGTTGACCATCTCCACAAATTGCGGAGACTTGCGGATGAGCTCGAACTCAGCTTCCGTGATCCCGTGTGCCGATAGAATGTCGGATACTTCTCGCAGGTCGTGCGCCACCTCCAAAGCCAGGCTAGCAGACAGGGCGTCGAGCTGATACAGTCTATCCTGCTTTACCATGGAGGCTCTTACCGGTGCTGGAAACCAGACTGGCGATTCCTGAAGGGTCACCCTACTACGACTCTCCCGAGCTTGTGCACCGCATTCGTCGCACCTGGGAGATCATGCGCAACCACAGGGCCTCCTCAGGGCTCGAAGAACGGCTGCTCAAGGCGCTCAGGGCCTTTACAGGCAGTTACGATCCTAGCACGCTTGCCGAAATCCGCAAGTTCGGTGGCTCTGACGTTTACGCCCGTGTAATCGCCACCAAGGCACGCGGGGCTACCGCCCTGTTGAGGGACATCTACTTCAGCGGAGCACGCCCCTGGCAGATTCTGGCTACGCCTAAGCCTACGTTGCCGGATGACTCCATGGCGACTGCTGCGCAGCTTCTTCAGGCTGAGGTCATGGAACTTCAGGCGCAGGGCGTGCAGGTAAGCGAGGCGCAGATTGCCGAACGCATGGCTCAGCTTGAGGAGGCGATCCGCAAGGCAGAAAAGCAGAAAGCGGACGACGAAGCCAAGAAGCTGGCTGACATGCTTGACGATATATTGACGGAGGGCGAGTTCTACGACGCGCTCAGTCAGATTCTGGTGGACATTCCCTACTTCCCCTTTGTCGTCCTCAAGGGGCCGTCGGTGCGGATCACTAAAAACGTGGCTTATGTGGACGGTGTGCCGGTTGTTCAAGAAACTCCGACTATGTACTGGAGCCGCGTCAGTCCGTTTGACTTCTTCTGGACGCCTGGCGTCAGCAAGCTCGACGGTGCGGAGACTTGTGAACGACTGCGGTGGACTCGCCGTGACTTGTCCTCGCTGCTGGGCCTTGCTGGCTGGAACGAAGCAGCTGTGCGACAGGTGCTTGAAGATTACGACCATGGCCTGAGCGATTGGGTTACTGGCACGGATGCCGAGCGGGCTCGGTATGAGTCGCGCGAGGACCCGGGCTTTAACTCTTCCGGGATAATCGATGCGTTGGAATATCACGGTTACGCCTCCGGCAAGGAGCTGATCGAGCTGAAGCTGCAAGGGTTCTTGCCGGAGGTCGAGGAGCTTGACGAACACAAGGAATACGCCATCGGTGCCTGGCTGGTGGGTAACACGCTCCTCAAAGTGCACGTCAACCCCGCTGGGGTCGCGCTGCATCCATACAACATCACGTCCTACGATAAAGTGCCGGGCACTCCTGTTGGAGTCGCGCTGCCCGACATGCTTGAGGATGTGCAGCAGATCGCCAACTCGATCCTGCGGGCGCTGAACAACAACATTGGCATCGCCTCGGGGCCGCAGGTAGTTGTGGTCACTGATCGACTGGCAGCGGACGCCGACGCCGACGAGCTATACCCCTGGAAGCGCTGGCTGGTTCAGTCGGAGGCTTTTGGGCAGGCGTCGGGACCTCCGCTGACGTTCTACCAACCTGAATCCAGGGCGCAGGAACTTCTGTCGGTCTACCAGCAGATAACGCTGATGGCTGACGATATCTCCGGCATCCCCCGCTACGTCACAGGATCAGGCACGACAGGGGGAGCTGGTCGCACCGCCAGTGGCCTCTCCATGCTGATGCAGAACGCCTCTAAAATCCTTCAGCAGGTGGCGCACAACATCGACCAGGACATTATTCAAGCGACGCTTAAGGGGCTGTTCAGTCTGCTTATGGCCACCGATGCCGGGGCTATGTTCCGGGGCGACGAGAAGATCGTCGTCAACGGGGTGACCAAGCTGATCAGCAAGGAAGCCGAGCGTATGCGGCAGCTCGAGTTCCTGAGTCTGACTTCCAACCCTGTTGACCTTCAAATTCTTGGGCTGACCGGCAGGGCGGAGCTGCTGCGGGCGCTTGCCGAACAACTCAATCTTCCTGCCGCGGCCATTGTACCTTCGCGCGACGAGGTTGCGGCGCGGCAAGCGGAGATGCTACAATCCACTGCGGCTCAGGCGGCGGCGCAAGGTGACCAGCCTACGCCTTCTCCGCCCGGCAATGACGACAGGCAGGACGGGGCGCAGAACACCAATGTTGTGCAACCCAACTACAACATGAGAGGATCGTGATTATGAACAAGTTTCCCCTGCCGGGGCACACTCAGAAGCCCACCGTCCAGCCTCGCGAGGTTGGTAACGGACCCGGTAGAATCGGTGAGGACGTTCGCGGTCAAGGCAACACCCCGACGATGATGCCGCGGGAGGTTCCTAAGGGGCCGGGGTCGATTGGCGGTGACGTCCGCGGGCACAACCGGTCGCCTACCAGAATGCCGACGACTGCCTGAAGACTCGGGGTGTGCTTAGTGAAACTGTCAAGCAAAGAGCTGGAGCAGCTTGCTGTTGCGCCGGGTTACGAGGAGCTGCTTGCGGCGCTTAAGGCCTTGACAGACACTTTGCTTAATGACGCCAAGCCGACAGGCACGGGGTTTCACCACGCGGTCTACCTGTCCGGGCAGGCGGCTATCGCCTACAGGTTGCGTGATGCACTCCTTGCGCCTAGTAGGCGGGAGCCTGCTTTGGTGTATCCATCGAATATCGGCCGCCAGGCGTGCCTGGACTTGGTGTCATCGGCGCTGTCCAAGTATGCGGCGTGGGCTTCCGGGAAGCCTCACCCCGCACTGGCTATTGCGCAAGGGCTGCATAAGCACGCTTATGACGAAATGCTCAAACCTCCGCCATATCGCGAGATGCTTGAGTACAGGTTGGGCGTGCTAAATATGCTTGAAGACCTGATCGACCGCTTTGCCCATTCGGCCTCCTACTCCAGTAAGGACCACTCATGACCATCCCTAAGAAGCTTCTCGAACAGGAAAAAGCTGCCGAGGAAGCGTTTCTGGCTGCTTATAACGAGGCTGCTGAGCGGGAACTCGAGAGGCAGGCTCAAGAAGGGTCAGAAGAGGTTCTTCAGGACCAGCAGGATCAGCAGGACCAGCAGGATCAGCAGGAATCCAAGGATACCTGGGAGCAGCGTTATCGCAGCCTTCAGGGCAAGTATAATGCTGAAGTTCCGCAGCTGCGGGCTCAGGTTCAGCAGCTTCAGGCGATGCTGCATCAGCTTCAGCAGTCCATGCAGTCTACACAATCGTCTGCCGAGAACGAAGACACTAAAATTTCTCTTGTCACGGAGGAAGAAATCGAGGAAGTTGGGCGCGAACATGCCGCCATGCTGGAGCGTGTGGCACGGCGGGCCGTCGAAGCGGCAAAGCGCGAGCTGACTCCCGAGATCGTGCAGGTGCGGGAAGAGCTGGCGCAGCGCAAGCTGACCGAGGCACGTGCTGCAATCTACAGTTCGTTGGACCGGGCGGTCCCGGACTGGAGAACAATCAACCAGAGTAAGCCGTTTCTGGATTGGCTTGACGAGGTTGATACGTTCAGCGGCCGTCCCCGCAAGGACCTTCTACTCGATGCGTTCAACCGGGGAGACGCCGCCAGAGTGGTTGGCATCTTCCAGACGTTCGCCGGTGCCAATGGACAAGGCAGACGGCAGCAGAAAGCTCCTCTTGAGTCGCTTGCTGCTCCGCGCCAACAGTCGGGTCCCGGTGCCTCTGTTACCCTGCAACCCAAGACGATCACGCCGGCCGAGATCGAGGCGTTCCACAAGGACTTGCGGTTGAAACGCTCCCGCGCCCGCACACCCGAAGAGTTTCAGAGGTTGGCGCAAGCAGAGCGAGAGTTTGACGCACGTGTGCAAGCCGCGATCAGTGCCGGGAACCTGACATGAAAGGCGCACCGCTATGAGTATCCCTTCCGCTTCCAGCCGTTATCCTGGCGGTACCGGCGCCGCCATCGGGGCCGGTGGTTCGTACTCCGGCACGTTCATCCCGCAGCTCTGGAGCTCCAAGCTCCTCGTCAAATTCTATGACGCCACCGTGCTGTCGGCGGTGTCAAATACTTTGTACGAGGGCGAGTTCGCTAACCACGGCGACACCATTAAGATCCGGCAACGGCCGAACATTACGATCCGTAATTACTCGCCGGACCAGGAACTGACGGTTGAGCGTCCCAACGCCACGGTCATTGACTTCCAGATCGACTATGCGCACTACTTCACCGTGGTGCTTGACGATGTGTATCGCGTCCAGGCCGACATGGACCTGTTGAACATGTGGACCCAGGACGCCGCCGAGGCGATGAAGGTGCATATCGACCACCTGATGCTCAGAAACGTGTTCCTGGGCGGCGCGCATCCTGATAACCGCGGCAACACCGCTGGTCGCATCTCGAACAACATCAAACTGGGGGTCACGACTAACCCGGTCCGTATCGGGTCGCGCGAGAACATCTACGTTGCTGGCACCAAGATGGTTACAGACCTCATCATGGAGATGGGGCAGGTGCTCGATGAGCAGAACATTCCCGAGAATGACCGCTGGCTCATCATCCCGCCGTCTATCGCCACCATGATTAAGGTGTCGGAGCTTCGGGACGCCTCGCTGTCGGGTGACGGAACCTCGATGCTGCGCAACGGCCGGATCGGGCGGCTTGACCGGTTCACTGTGTATCAGAGCAACCTGCTGCCCACCGGCACTGCCGACGGCCTGGCCGCTAACGAGACCGCCATCTTTGCCGGGCATCCCATGGCGGTCACCTTCGCGTCGCAGATCAACAAGGTTCAGCGTATGGAGTCTGAACGTACGTTCGGCACCGTCCTGCGCGGACTTATGGTCTACGGTTGCAAGGTGCTTCAAAGCACGGCTCTTGTGCAAGCCATCGTCAAGCCCGGCAACCTGGTGTCGTAACCTAGCAAGCGCGAGCGGCCTATGCAGGCCGCTCGCGCCTACTCAGAGGAGATTGTCATGGGCATCTCTACTTCTCATCGGTTCAAGCGGAGTCCGGCCGGAGACGTCTACCCGCTTGTGGAAGACCCCGAAAACCCGGGGACCTACGAGCTCCCACTCCACTGGACGCTCTGCAGCGATGCAGAGGCGGCTGAGTATTTTCTTTCTGTGGGTGCCGACCTTGCTGCGCTCGGGCTGCAGGGCGCTCTCAAGCCAGAGCGCAGGTCCCGTAAGGTGACTGAGGCCGCGCCGGACCCGAACGCTGAGTTTCCTCTGTGAGCTGACGGGAGGCGGGCATGATCAGCATGGGCAGGCTGATCGCTGCCGTGCGCAGGGTAGTGCTCGACTCCGACCTGGACCAGCGCCGCTACTCGGATCAGGACATCAGGGAAGCAGTTCGCCTGTCTCTTGGCGAACTGCGCCTGTTTCGTCCTGACTTGTTCGTTGGGAATCCGGTCTCTATGCCGGATACCGACACTGCGGATGTTCTGCCTTTTGACGCCACGTTTGAGAGTGCTCTTGTCTACCTAACTGCCGGACAACTGCTGTTTGCCGGGCAGGATGGGCAAGCGCTTCAGGCTGGAGCAGCGTTCCAGGAGCGTGGGCGGATCATGCTACAGGGGGTGTAATGGACACGGCTGTCAGCATCGCGATGGCTGATCTGCCCGGTGCGGGGCTTGAGGCGGTGCGGGCAGCAGCGCTGACTGTTGCGCGCGACTTCTTTTCCCGCACTGGCACCTGGAGGATGACGGTCACGGAGGACCTCGATTTCGCTGACCCGGTCTACCAGTTGACATGCCCGCCCGGCTCCACCTTGGCAAATATTCCGTTTGCCCAAGTCGACGGCTGGCCGTTGCCTGCCGTGGCCAAGGACTTCCTGCACTCGCGCAACATGGATGGGCGCCGATGCTTTCACTGGACGGCTAGCCCGGACGGAGCTGAGGTCAGGTTTGAGGGTCTTGGGGAGGGGGGCACCGGCAAAATGCTCCTCGAAGCAGCTCTGTATCCTACTCGTATAGATGCCGTGCCGCCCCAACTTGATGCCCAGCACGGACCGGTCGTGGCGCTTGGCATCCTCAGTCTGATGATGAACCAACCCAAGCGGCCATACACCAACCCGGTGCTTGCCAGGCAACACGGGATGGCGTACCGTTCTCAACGGTATATGGCTGCCAGAACCGCCGCGACAGGCAATCTGCATGACCCAGCCTACGAAACCCGGCTCCCCTCTCCCCTCAGGTGGTATCCATGAAGTCTTCGAAGAAACCGATGGCAGGCAAACCGACGTTCAAGCCATGCAAGAAATGCCCGAACCCGGCGAAGTGCGCGCGGGCAGGGGTGTGCGCAGCCAAAAGCTGACACCTTTCGGTAGATACCTTCAGACAGACCTGGCGGGAAGCACGTATGCGCAGGTAGCTGCGCAACTGGGCATTAGTGAAAGCTATGTCGGACTGCTCGCCACAGGGCGTCGGGTCCCGTCATTGCGTCTGGCTAAGCGCATAAATCTGTTTACCGGAGGTAAGATCGACCCCTTGCGCGACTGGAGCGACCGATGATCGAGCGGTTCCGGCTTGCCATTCCTTCGCTCGACATGCGGCACCTGGCGTCGCCGGAACTGGCATCTTACGCCGTCAATGCCGTTACGCGCTCAGGCTCGTTGTGCGGGCTGCGGCAGCCCAAATTGGAGGTTAAGCTTAGCGCGCCATTCGGGCGAGCAATCAGACTCAAGGATCCCAGCGACGGCACCGTGTTGTGGGTGGGACTGCCTGCGGCGGACGACGAACTGATTACTTCTCCTGTGGTCAACGATCAGTTCGGCAGAGTTTATCGGTTCTCCAGGTTCGAAGCTCCTCAAGTCAGCACCTTTGCCGGTTTGCGGCGCGGAGACGGCTTCTTTCCATTGGCTGTCCCCGCTCCTACGCAATCTCCCTTGGCAGAAGTGGTCACGA